TTTCATCAGATATACCAGAATGAATTATTCCTATATCTTTAAGTTCTTCATTTTCATCATATGCTCCAATGTGAATACGAGAATTATGCCAATTTAAATAATAAGGTTTTGTTACTGGAATAACAGATTCTTCTCTATAATGAAAATCAATAGGCAAACGAGTTTCTTCTTCATTATCTTTAATCCAATATTGCCATAATTCAATTTCTTTTCCATAATATTCTTTAGTAGGCTCTTCAAATCCTATAATCACTGCGTCAGCAAAATCAACTTTTTTAGCTTTAAGATTACTATCAGGACGTTTTCCAGGCTCATATATTCCGTCTTTCTTTTTAATAACCATGCCTTCTTCACCTGCGGCAAGTGCATTTCCTACTCTCTCATAAAGATTATCATACCAGGCTTCCGCCAACTCTAAAAAATCATATTGGTCTAAATTATGAAGTTTAAATATTTTTTCTAATATTTTATATCTTAATTCATTTCCAACTTTATTGGCTATCAAATCCACTCCTTCATACATTAAAATATCATGGATATAATAATGAATTTTACCCCAGCCACTTTTCTGACGCAAGATTGCTTTATCTGGTAAACATCCCATAATTTCAGTTACATTCTTTGAACTCCCGCCTGGATAGTATATTTCACCTACTAAAATTGTATCTACTGGTAAACAATCAAGAGCTTCTGCGATATGAGGAACATTGGCTATTTTTTCTGCTTGTAAACCTGTCTTTTTACTTGAACTACGAGAAAATAAATATGAATTATTTTGATGTTTTTCAAACTGATACCAATATCCATCTTTCTTTAATTCTCCAAAATAATTTCCACTTTCACAAGCAGATTGGAGTTGACTATCAGTAGATTTATGAATTAGCATAGCTTCATACATTATCGCCTCTGGATATAATTCTTGAATTTTGTTTTTATCAAATGCCATTTTATTCTCCTTTAAGTCTGCGGCAGCTCTATAGCTTAACCGCAGATATTACATTACTTTTAACCATTATATTTCCCATACTAATTCTATTTAATAAAGGAATTTCAGTAGCTTTAATACATATTGAATTAGGTTTTCCTACTAAAAGAATATTATCTTCATCATTTATCATTAAAGCTCCTGCTATATTACCTGTAACGCCACTAGGTTTATAAACCATAACTCCTTTACCGCCTCGTTGTTGAAGAGGAAATTCTTCTAATGAACATTTTTTAGCATAACCTTTTTCAGTAAAGATAGCTAAATAATCTGTATCCTTATGAATAGGTAAACCAATTAATACTTCATCAGTATCATTAAGTTTAATAGACTTAACTCCTGCGGTTACTCGACCAATAGCTGCTATCTCATTGGTTGTAAAATGAATAGACATACCTTCCTTAGTCACAACTATAATTTCTTCATCTGCAATAAAAGTTACATTAGCTAAAGCGTCGCCTTCTTTAATATTGATAGCTGCAATTCCCGTACTTCTTTTTACTTTTGTATATTCATCTAATGAAGTCTTTTTGATAAGACCTCTCTTAGTAAAGAATACTACATATTTAGCACTAGTTTGATGTTGTAGAGAGGTTGCCGCCACTATTTTTTCATCTGGTTCAATATTAATAAGATTTCTTACATTTATTCCTTTTGATGAATTAGTTCCAACAGGCACATTATCTATTAATAATTTATACATTTTACCTTTTGAAGTAAATAATAATAAGTTATCAATAGTATTTGTAGAAATAGAAGTTAAAATAGCCTCATCTTCATTTTTAACCCCCTTGCCGCCTCTTCTTTGAGTCTTAAATGAAGTTTTAGGAATACGCTTTATATCACCAGTTTGGGTAAGAATAACAACTACATCTTCTGGGATAACTTCCGCAATTTCTTTTTCTTCTTTTGGAACTTCAATTTGTGCAAGTTCTGTTCTTCTAGCATCACCATATTTATTTACAAGAGATTGAAGTCTTTCTCTTAAAATACTTTCTTTTCTTGATTGACTTGCAATAATTTCATTTAAATCAGTTATTTTATTTTCCAGTTCATTCTTCTCTTGATTTAATTCAACTTTCTCTAATTTAGCTAAACTACTTAATCTCATAGCTAAAATTGCTTTAGCTTGATTTTCAGTAAAATGATATTTTATCATTAAATATTCTTTAGCCATTGCCGCGCTTTCAGATTTCTTTATTAAAGCTATAATATTATCTATATCTTCAAGAGCCTTAATTAAGCCATTTACTATTTCCAATCTATCTGTAGCTTTTTTTAAATCAAATTCAGCTTCTTTTTGTATGCAATTAATATTATGTTCAATATATATTTTAATACAATCAATTAAATTTAATTCAACTGGTGTTTTATCAATTAAAGCTACTTGATTGTATGAAATTGAAGTTTGAAGATTAGTTTTACTATAAAGTTTCATAGCTATAGAATCAAGATTTACGCCTTTCTCACATTCTATAACAATTCTAATTCCTTTTTTATTACTTTCATCACGAATTTCAGATATACCTTCAATCTCTTTTGCATCACAAACTTTACTTATTTCATCTAATAATCCTTCAATAGTAGTGCCATAAGGAATTTCATAGAATACTATATTCTGCTTTTCAGTTTTATATTTTCCTCTAATTTTTACACTTCCATGCCCAGTTTTCATAATCTCAGGAATATCATTTTTATTTATTATAATTCCGCCAGTTGGAAAATCAGGACCTGCTAAAGTAACCTCTTTTCCATCTATATAATCATATATAGCTTGAGCAACTTCATTTAAATTATGCGGCAACCAATTACAAGCCATTGCTACTCCGATACCTGTATTTGGATTACAAAGAAGATTAGGAAAAGTTGCGGGAAGAGTTACAGGCTCATCAAGGGTTTCATCAAAATTAACTGTAAAATCAACATTTCTCTTTTTAATTCCAGCTAACATTCCATCTTCCGCAAGTTTAGATAATCTTGCCTCTGTATATCGCATTGCGGCAGCCCCATCACCTGATATATTTCCATTACTTCCATGCCAATCTATAAGCGGATAACGCATAACCCAATTCTGAGATAATCTAGTCATTGCGCCATATATACTTGAGTCTCCATGAGGATGATATTTACCCATTACATCTCCAACAATTCTAGCAGCTTTTACATGAGGTTTAGAAAATAATCTTCCTTCTTCAAATGCAGACCATAAAATTCTCTTTGCTACTGGCTTTAATCCAGATTTTGCATCTGGAATAGCTCGGTCCGTGTTGACAGCAACCGCGTATTCAATAAAGTTTGTACCAAGCTCTTGTTTAACATCATTCTTCATTATAAGTAGCCTCCTTACTATGCTCTTTAATATAGGCTTTACGTGCTGTCACACCATTTCCCATTAATTGTTCAAAAAGAATATTTGTTGCATCTACATCTTCTACAGTAATTTGTTTAATAATGCGTTGGTCTGGCTTCGTTAGAGTTTCTTCCGTCTCTTCAACGCTCATCTCACCGAGGCCCTTCATACGATTAACCAAATATTTTTTACCTTGATTAGCTTTTCTAAACTCTTCAAGCGCTTCATCATTTTTAAGATATTTATATTCTTTTCCTATTGTAATTTTATAAAGAGGTGGAACACCTGCATAAACATATCCATCTATAATAAGTTCTGGGCAAAAATTCCATATAAATGTATAGAATAGATTCTTAATATGGGCGCCATCTACGTCTCCATCACTCATGATTATAATTTTCCCATACCGCAAATCTTCTTTATCATATGTAACTTTCATAGTTTTAGGGTCAATATGTAATCCAAAAGCATCAATCATTGTCATAATTTCAGCGTTTTTTTGTATCTGTGCAAGACTAGCTTTTTGGGTATTCAATATTTTACCTCTTACTGGCATTACAGCTTGATATTTATTATCACGAGCCATCTTTAAGTTTCCTGAGGCTGAATCACCTTCCACTATATATATCTCACAACTTAATCTATCTTTCGAATAGCAATCTGCAAGTTTACTATCAAATTTTAAAACTTTCTCTTTCTTTTTCTTTTCTTTATCTCTAACAGCTTCTCTAGCTTTCTTTGCGGCTTCCCTCGCTTTGCGAGCATTAATCGACTTATCCGCAACTTCTTTTATTTCTTTCTCATTAGCCGCAAACCAAACTTGAAGATTTTCTACAAGAGCTTGTATAAATGGTTTTGTATCAATACGAGTTACTCTGCTCTTTACCTGAGCATCATAAGCTACGCTAGGAGCTGTCATATTAAATACTATATACATCCCCTCTTGAATATCATCACCAGTTAAATTTTCATCTTTTTCTTTAAGCCATTTCTTCTCTCTAAAAAATTTATTAAATTCTCTAGTTAAAGCTGTTTTTAATTGAGTTATATGTGGACCAGATTCAGTTAAACCTGTATTTACATATGGAACAATAGTAGAAGAATAATTTGATGTATATGTTAATACCATATCCATTTTATTCTTACCATCGACAAAATTCATACTAAAACGATTTTTAATAATTTCTTTATCTTTTGTTGCTTCATCTACTAAATCATTTAATCCATTTTCTGAATAGAAATCTGTAATTTCTTTATTATAATCAAGATGAATAGTTAGACCTGGGCATAGACATACGATTGTTTTAAACAAAGATTTAATTTTACTAATATCCACCTCTGTATGTGTAAAAAATTCTTCGCTAGGTTTCCAAGTAACAACTGTACCATTTTCTTTTGACCAAGGACCAGTAACTCTATTTGCAAAAACACCTTCTTCAAAAATAATCTTTTCATATTGATTACCTCTGTGTGTTTCAACTATTAACCAATGACTTAAAAAAGTAGTAATTTTACTACCAATACCAAATGAACCTAATGAAGTTCCTTCATATGTGCCATCTTCTCTATACTTACCAGATGTATTTAATACACTAAATGCTGCTTCAAGAATAGTTTTACCATCTTCTCTAAATGAATTAGGAATGAAGCCTTGTCCATAATCTTGAACTGTAATTTCATCTTTATCTATTGTCACATCTATTTTATTTCCATTACCTAGTCTAAATTCATCAACAGCATTAGAAACTATTTCAACTAATAATTGTGTAGAATATGTTGTATCTCCTGCATATACACCAGGTCGAAGTCTTGTAAATTCAAGAGGCGATAAACTTTCAATACTATCTTCGTTATATAACTTTGACATTCTTACAATCCTTTCTTAATTTATTATAATTAATTATATCATACTTTATAAAATTAGTCAATTTTTTATATTAATTCTTGTTAAAGTAGTATTATTTATAATTTTGGCAATTTTAATTTTATTATTAGTAGCAAGTGCATCTGCAAGCTCATTTTCTAAAATTCCACAATGAGATTTACAATGGATTACTTGACAATTAAAAAAATCTATAGTAAGATAATTATAAAGAGATTTAATTAAATCAATATTTTCTATTTGTTTCTTTTTGCTATTTATCCAATTATTTTTTGCCCATGAATATATCCATGAATTACATATATTAACACAATATGCTGAATCTGAATATATTAAACAAGTTTCATTTTTAAATTTAGTTTGTGCTAATTCAAAAGCTAAAAGAATAGCTTTTAATTCAGCTTGATTATTAGTAATAAGAGG